TAACAAACGCTACTGCTGCTTATGATGCTACATGTTTAATCAACGGTTTCTACGATGCAGCTGCTGCTCTTGACGAAAAAGGAGTAAGCTCTGATGGTAGAGTTGCTGTGTTGAACCCAAGACAGTACTACGAACTAATACAGAACGTTGAGTCAAACTCTCTAATCAATAGAGATTCTCAAGGTACTGCATTACAGTCTGGACAAGGCATCATTGAGATTGCAGGCATCAAGATCTACAAGTCAATGAACATACCTTTCTTCGGAAACTATGGTACAATCTACGGTTCTGCATCAGCTACAAACCCCGGTGTAACAAGCCCCGGAAACGTAGGATCATTCATTGGCGATACAACAACTGCTAATGGAGTTGAAGATGCACGTTCTAACCAAACTGGTATCCATAACAACTATGGTAACCACTCTGACTTCGCTAACAGCTGCGGACTTATCTTCCAAAGAGAAGCTGCTGGTGTTGTAGAAGCTATCGGACCACAGGTTCAGATAACAAGTGGGGATATATCAGTTGTTTACCAAGGTGACGTAATCCTTGGAAGACTAGCTATGGGTGCAGACTTCCTAAACCCTGCTGCTTGTGTTGAGTTACTTGCTGGAGCAGATGCTGGTTCTACTGGCAACGCTGCGTTCGGTGACAACTATCCAACTAACGCTTAATTTTTATTTTTTATACGGGGACTTCGTGTCCCCCTTTTTTTTATGGCTTCCACAACTATTGACCTCGATACCGAACTATCCGCAGTTAACTCAATACTGGGAGCTATCGGTCAGTCACCAATAACACAATTAAAAGACCCTACAACAGGGGCAATCACGAACGCTAACCCAGAAATACAATTTATATACAATCTACTTAAAGATGCTAACGTAGATGTACAAGCAGAGGGTTGGCATTTTAATACAGAAAAACATGTAAAGTATTCACCAGACTCTGTAACTGGTAAAATAGTTATTGCAGCAGACGTACTACAATTAGATGTAACAGATGGGTGGACACACAGACAATATGACGTCGTTAGAAAAGGTGGTTTTCTTTATGATAAGTATGACCATACTGATGATTTCTCTGACGTAAGTGAAATCTATTTAGACGTTGTAAAACTATATAATTTTGAAGATGTACCACCAGTGTTCAGAAGATTTATTACTTATAGAGCATCAAGACAGGCTGCTGTACAATTAGTATCTAATCCCGGATTAGTACAATTACTAGGTGTACAAGAACAACAAGCTAGAGCTGCACTTATGGAGTATGAATGTAATCAGGGTAACCACAACATGTTTGGATTACCAGAAGATAGCACATACACAGCTTACGAACCATGGAGGAACTTAGTTAGATAATGGCAAATATTAGGCAGACTATACCATCATACTCAGCTGGTATATCAGAACAGCCAGACCACTTAAAATTTCCCGGACAAGTTAAAAATGCTGTCAACACTGTACCAGATATAACAAAAGGTTTGTTTAAGAGACCGGGTGCAAGACGTGTAGGTACAGACAAACTACCTAACGTACAAACCGGCGGTTCTTTCTTTCACTACTATCGTGATGATAATGAAGGATCTTATATAGGACAAGTTGCACCAAACGGCACGTTACGAGTATGGAAAGCTAGTGGTCGTAACGCCGGTGCTGAACAAACTGTTGCGTACGGAGGACGGCCATGGCACACTGATGATGATTATGTTGCTGGAGTAAGAGTACAAAACGCCAATAAAGTTTATGAAGCTCAAACTGATATAGACAATACTGTTGCTGCACCAACTCACTCCTCTGGTACAACTAATAACTGGTTATTTATCGAAACTACTGCCGCAGCACAGACAACAGTACAAAATTATCTTCAGACAGACGCAGCTACACCAGAAAACATACAATTTTTATCTATAAACGATACAACATTTGTAAGTAACAGAGACCAAACAGCTGCACGTAAACAGTATACAACAGTAGGTACTACTGGTACAACACAAGCTAGACCTTCTGGAGAGGAACATTGTGCATTTATAGAACTTACAAGAACAGAGAATGGTAGACAATATGCTGCAAATATTTATGATAGTAGTTCTACAGGTAATTTAACAACAGTTAAAAGAGCTACAAAGATAAAAATTACAGGTAACAGTTTTGATGAATCTGATGGCTCTGGTTCTTGCCCCGGTATTGGTACAGAGGTATACGTAGCAACAGCTAAAAGTAGTTATTCTGCAACAGATAATATAGAACATATTAAAAATGTAGCTGGTACTACATTAGTAGCTTCTGGTCAACAAAGAAAAAACTTAGTATTCAGAGCTACCGCATTAGGACAGCAAGGTATTAGCCCTAACTATCAGCCCGGCGGTTCTAATACAGCAGCAAGTGGGCAGAACTACAGATGTAGCTACAGTTTAGAAGTTGTATTATTACATGGTGGAGAAGGTTGGGAAGTCGGCGATACAGTACGTATTATTCCAGAACATGCTAGTACAGCTAACAGCTCTGACGGACAAGCGTATATAGATGTGTCTGTTGTTGAGGTTGAAGATACAGACGTTAAAGCTACAGTTAGTTCTAATGGAGATGGGTTAATACGTCCATCACCTACACCTTTCGATGCAGATACAGCTGTTACAGCAGAAGCTGTTTTAGGTTCCTTGCAGACTAAAATTAGTAATCAACTGTCAGGTGCGGGTATAAATACTAAAGTTATAGGTACTGGTCTTTATTTATTTAGTGCTAATCCATTTACTGTTGAAGTTATGGAAGATGACATTATGCGAGTCTTTCAAAAAACTGTTAATGATGTATCTAGATTGCCTGTACAATGTAGACATGGATATATTGTTAAAGTATCTAATGCTAGAATATCAGATGAAGATGATTACTACTTACGTTTTGAAGGAGAAAATAACTTAGACGGTACTGGTTCATGGGTCGAATGTGCCAAGCCGGGAATACATAAGTCACTAGACCCTGCTACTATGCCGCTAGTTATACAAAGAACAAATATAACTAATCAAAACACTACTACAGAAATTGCAACTTTTACTATTAAAACATATAAGTATGCTGATAGAGCTGTAGGTGATGAAACAACTAATCCATTACCAACTTTTGTAGGTAAACCTATCAACAAAGTTATCTTTTTTAGAAACAGATTAGCCTTTCTAGCTGGTGAAAATGTTATATTATCAAGACCCGGTTCTTTTGGTCAACCAGATTTCTTTGCTGAATCTGCATTAGCAGTCGGAGCTAACGATGCTATTGATATAGCTTGTGGTTCTACATTTCCATCTGAATTATTTGATGGAATAGAAGTAAACAGTGGCTTACTGGTATTTAGTACAAACCAACAATTTTTATTATCATCTGATGCTGAAATTTTAAATCCAGAAACTGCAAAGCTACGTAGTATTTCTACATATAATTATAATAAAGATATATCTCCTATATCCATGGGTGTTACTATAGGTTATGTAGACAACTCAGGTAAATTTAGTCGATTTAATGAAGTAGCTAACATACGAAGAGAAGGTGAACCTGATGTAGTAGAGCCAAGTAAAATTGTACCTACGTTGTTAAAAAAGGATATAGACTTACTTACAAACTCTAGAGAAAACTCTATCATATTATTTGGTAAAACTACTAGCCGTGATGTTCTTGGATTTAGATACTTTAACATAGGTGATAAACGTCAACAACAAGCATGGTTTAAGTGGACATTTAATAACGGTCTACGTTATCATTTTATAGTTAATGATGATTATTATTTCTTAGATCAAGATGGTTTTCTACAAACTCTAAGTCTAGTAGAAGATGATGACGATGTTAGTATTACACAAGATAGTGTGGATTATTTAATACACCTAGATAACTATACAACACTTGCAGCTGGTACATATGATTCGGCTACAAACTTAACAACATTTACAAACAAAGCTACATGGATACCGGATGTTACACCAGTATCTCCTGTTCCTAATAAGTTAGTTGTAATTGATGTTGATAGCAGTGCAACTAGAGTTGGAAGATATGCTGAAGTTACTTTACTAGGCAACAACCCTAACGATGATTTTACACTTCCCGGTAACTGGAGTACAGGCACATTTTATATAGGCTATCTCTACGACTATCAGGTTGACTTTCCTACTATATACCCTACACAAATACAGGGAGAAAAATCTAACACAGATGTAAGTGGCACACTTGTACTACATAGATTACGTGTACATCTTGGAAAAGTAGGTTTGTATCAAACTACACTAACTAGATTAGGAAAAGATCCATATACTGAAATTTATGAATCTAATGAGCTAGACGAGTATCAAGTATCTGATGCACCATACGTAGAAGAAGTAATACGTACTGTACCAGTTTATGAAAAAAATATTAACTTAGATTTTACACTTAAATCAACTCACCCATCACCAGCTACACTTAGAGCTTTGTCATGGGAAGGATCATTTACACCCAAATATTATAAACGTGTCTAATTATATACACCCAATTACAACTAAGGCTGCCTACGAGGTGGCCTCAAACCTACGTCCAGAAGACCGTAGGGAGCTCGAAGAAGGTTGGGGGGTAGAACCTATCCGCTACCTTCTCCAAGCTGCTTACACAGTCCCCTGCGTGTATTTTACGTCACCTAGCGGCAAGGCTGCTGGTATGGCTGGCGTTGGACAAAAGGGAGATATATGGATGCTATGCACTCCTGTTATCTATGAAAAACCGAGGTTGTTTGTAAGAGAGGCGAAGCGGTATGTCGATAACCGTCAGGAGCCCCTCCTCTGGAACATCGTTGACAAAAGAAA